GTGAGATCTACGACCAAGCAATTGCTGCGTACAACGCTGGGGACCCAACATTGGCACTCGCTGAAGGAATTTTGGACTCTGATAGTGGTCGCATCGCGCCCTATCGAGGTCCGATGCAGCGTGGGCGCCCCGAAAGTCAACGTGTGCTCTACCTTTGTGTCTGTGGGTCGCACTCTCCTGTACATGATTGCAAAACGAAAGTCAACCTTTTGGCCTTGACAGCCGAACAAAGGAAGGCGATTGTCAAGTACAAGAAAGCCGCAGAAGCAAAAAAGACTGAACTGATGGCTGAAGAGCCAACTGCCGGGCCGGTCCTGGAGAGCGCAGTGAGAACTGCGCCAGTTGCTGAGGGAAAAGTACCGCGAGCAATCGCGCCTCCACCCCCAGCAGTCGTCGCAGCAATTCCTATAGCTGTGACGGCGAAACCGGAAGCCCCCTGCAGAGCAGAGCTGATTGGAGAGAGAGAGTGGTGCTTATTGCCCGCTGAATCGCCTATGAACGTGTACGCGCCTCCGATGGCACGTTACACTGATCAGAAGCGTGTCTCCGTGATGCACGAAAGCAGTCAAGTCGCGCCCAGTGTGCAGGTTTTTGGGGCGGCGCCACAACAAGCGCCGATTGTGGCCTCAAGCCAGGGCGCAAAGAAACACAAGAAAGCGAAGCGAAAGAAAGTGTGTCAAGATTGCAAGAAGTCCTTTCGGACTTTGACCGAAACACACCTATGTCGCCCCTGCGAAGCGAAGACGGCAGTCAGCAAGCAGGGCAAAGCTCCCAAGTACGAAGGCTCGGCTACGACACCGGAATGGTGGGCGTGGCAGGAGGAGTACAAGGATCTGCCGTGGGGCCCGTGGAAGGAGTGCAAGCAGCAGAAAGCGGATGTCAAGGAACCAGCAAAGTTCCAGGTAGCGAACCTCAAGGATGGGTCAACCCTCTGGAGGTACTCCGACACCCCATTCAAGGCGAAACACTGCCCCCCCCGCGAGCGCAAGGTGTTTTCACCCCCGGTGCCCAAATTGGGCCCTTCCTTGTTCTCCCTACTCGCGCTCGGTCAATCGAGCGCAGTGACAAGCCCTGGGTCCTCCAGCGAGAGGCCCCAGCAGAGTGGTTCAATTCAACCCGCGACGAATACGCCCAGCCAGACTGCTCCGCAGCCGGTGCTAAGCGTTCCTTCGTAACGCAGGTTCCGACGAAATACAACACTCGTTTTGCGCCGTCAGAATCTATTCGGCGCAAAGCAGTGTCTATTTGTGAAACATTGTATACTAGTGCACGTTATTTTGCAAGAATTACTGAACTTCCTAAAAATTTGTCTCAGTTGCGTGAACTGTTTAATGAGTTACTGTTGTTGGTGGATCCGAAAGCCTCCCCTGGGTATCCCCATGTTTGGAATGGCATTACAAAAAACAAGCAAGTGTTGGAAAGCACACAGTTGCGTGAAGAGTTGTTTCAACGATTCCGTGAGCTGATTATTTGTTTGCAGATGGGCGAGAAATTGCCCAACCCTGTTGTACGTATTTTCGTGAAAAATGAACCACACAAAATGCAAAAGATTCTCGAGGGTCGATTCAGACTCATTTGGGCTTTACCGCTTGAATGGCAGCTCTTTCACAGACTTTTTCTGGGTCCCTCCCTTGATGCCGAACTGAAGAACCATGAAGAGATTCCTACGAAAGATGGTCTCTCTTTTATTCGGGGCGGCGCTCACCGTTTCTATACAAGACTGGATGACGGAAGTGACAAAATTGGAGATCGCGATATTAGTGGATGGGACTTATCGACCCCAGCTCTATTGATGGAAGACGAACGTGATGTGCGCAAGCGCCTCTGTCTGAACCTCAATGAGTTTGTGTCAAAAGCCATTGATGTTTGC